CTAAAAATTCAAGCAGCAATGCGAGAAAATGCTTTTCCTAAAGATGAGATGATGTATCTCGGTGAACGTGCAGGACACCACTGGTATCTTATCGCTGGTGAGCACGAAGTATCTGCAAATCAAATAGAGGATTTTGAAAATGTCGATGAAGAAGACGACACCTGAAAACGTAAAGGAAGCAAATGAAGCTCTCTTTTATGCTACAATGAATCTACCTCACGCTGCTCATCATTGTGGTATGACGCAACGGGAAATGAAAATGATCTTTCGTGAATACCTTAAATATAATGACAAAAACTTTGAAGTCACTGAAGACTCCGTTGAGATACCCCGGAGGAAAGAGCAGAGCGTTAAGCAAACTGTTCCAGTACCTCCCAGACCTTTCCCAGGTAAAAGAATATCGTGAACCATTCTTGGGTGGTGGTAGTGTTGCCATTGAGATCGGTAAACTTTATCCAAAAGTAGACATCTGGGTGAATGATTTGTATGAACCACTCTATAACTTCTGGAGAGAACTCCAGGAGAATGGGGTAGAGTTGCGTGATCAACTTGTCCGACTCAAGAATCTTCACCCAGAACCAGTATCTGCCAGAGTACTATTTCAACAATCAAAAGATTATTTAAATGAAACACCAAGTAATCAATCCAACCTATCTCGTGCTGTTAGTTTTTACATTGTTAACAAGTGCTCTTTTTCTGGTCTCACTGAATCCTCATCCTTCAGCAAACAGGCATCAGAAAGTAACTTCTCAATGCGAGGGATTCAAAAACTTCCTGACTACTCCTTGATGATCAAGAAGTGGAAGATTACTAATCTATCTTATGAAGAACTATTTTGTGACAGCAAGTCAACCTTCATATATCTCGATCCCCCCTATGAGATCGGATCCAATCTATATGGTAAGCGTGGAAACATGCATAAGGGATTCGACCACGACCAGTTTGCTGTTGATTGTGATCGTTTTGTTAGTCCTCAACTTATATCTTACAATTCGTCACAACTGATCCGAGACCGTTTTAAGAAGGGGTGGACAGCTGCCGAATTTGCACACACTTACACCATGAGGAGCGTGGGGTGCTATAATACAGATCAAGCGTCTCGCAAGGAACTCGTCCTTACCAACTATGAAATGTGAAGTCACCCTCTACGTAGCAGGCACCGTGTTCAAGGAGCAGGTCATTGCTCGTAACTATTCAGAAGCAAGAGAGGTTGCTCTTGCTCGTAACCCAAATGCAAAAGTGATGGGCGTAACTGCCAAAATGTAATATGGAATTAAAGGATTATCTTTACAGCATTAATCAATCAAAAAAGAATATTTTAATTGATAACGAGGATGCTGTAAAAAAGTATCCTCCTTTTATTATTAACAAGTGTCTGTCTGGTTTTACTGATACCATTCTTTACGCTAACGAAATGAATAAGTATCCTTCGTTAGATAAAAAGATGCAGTATGACTTTTTCCTAAATAGTTTGAAGCCTCGTAAGCGGTTTACGCCGTGGGTGAGAAAAGAAACTCTTGAGCATCTTGAATTGGTTAAGCAATATTATGGATATAGTCATAATAAAGCAGTCGCCGCTTTAAGAATTCTCACGAATTCTGAACTTGATGAGATTAAAAAACTATTAGATAAAGGCGGACGAAAATGACAAATGATACTGAAATTGAAGTACAGTGGCAGCCTTCCGACATGGTAGAAGTGAGTCTGTCTGAACCTGATGATTTTCTGAAGGTTCGTGAGACTCTTACCCGTATTGGTGTTGCTTCAAGAAAAGAAAGAAAACTATATCAATCATGTCATATCCTACACAAACAAGGTAGGTATTACATTGTACACTTCAAAGAATTGTTTGCTTTGGATGGTAAGAGAACAAATTTTACTCTTAATGATTTGCAAAGACGCAATAGAATTACACAACTTCTTTCTGATTGGGGATTAGTTTCTGTAGTAGAGTCAGATAACAACATTGAAGATGTTGCTCCTCTCAACCAGATCAAGGTACTGGCATTTAAAGACAAAGACGAATGGACACTTGAGTCCAAATATAACATTGGTCGTAAGAAGACTGAAGAATAGAGTAAACCGAATAAATTATACCGGGTCTTACTACCCGGTTTTTTTATGATGTATTATAATTAGTACTGGATGCCTTCGGGGTCCATGCAAAACAAACTCGCTTATTAAAGGAGATTAAAAATGAATAACACTTGGGATTTATATGTGCCTCACTACGTTGGGATGGATGAAATTTTTCAAAGACTAGATAGTATGTCCAGTCACAATAAAAGTTATCCACCATACAACCTTATCAAATACGATAATGCGAATTACGAAATTGAAATGGCTCTTGCAGGTTTTAAACCAGAAGAAATTGAAGTATCAACAGAATCAAACATTCTCAAAATTACCAGTGTCAGTACGCCAAAAGATTCTACTGTAGAATATATTCATAAAGGATTATCAAAAAGATCATTCTGTAATACCTGGCAATTATCTGAAGACATTGAAGTTCATGATGTTAGTTTTGAAGATGGGTTGTTAAAGGTATCACTTGAAAAAATTATTCCAGAAAGTCAAAAGAGAACAGTGTACAATATTATTGCGGATTCAAAAAAAGAATTGTTGCTTGAATAAATAAGGTATATCGTCGTCGCATGACAGAGGGGTAACTGGCACAATCCAGTTGACACCCCTCTTTTTTTATGCTATCATACATATGTTCGTTACTAAAAAACTATGTCTGCAGTATCAATTGTTGTACTCACAACAGGTGAGCGTGTAATTGCCCAACTTCAAGAAGTCCGAGAGAATAATGACCCTGAAGGAAAACCAGTTTGTCTGGTTATGCAGCGCCCATACATTTTGAATGTGGAAAAAACTGTTGGTGATCCTTCCAATCAAGAAGTTCAGGTAAGATTTACCAAGTGGCTTCCTTACTCTTCTGATACACAATTCAGAGTAGCATTTTCTACTCTTCTCACCATCGGCACTCCTGATGATGGACTGGTGGAAGCATATGAGAATACCGTTGCTCAAGCAGAAGCACTTGAATCTTCTGCAACCCGCACTGAAGTGTCTGCTGAAACCGGTTTTGTCCCTACTGAAATTAATGAAGATGCTGAAACTCCTGAAGTTTGATGGTCACTGGATCGTTGCCGAGGTTGATGAGATTCCTGATGTTGAGTTTGGGGATCCCGACTGTGTGCTAAAATATCCATGTGAAGTGTCGGAGAATGGTGCTACATCATTTCCTCCCTACAGTGATGAGCGCGAACTTACTGTAAGGTCATCTGACATTACTTTGATTACAGAACCAAGTGCTATGTTCGCCGCCCAATATTATGATTTGAAAGACAAAGAGGACTAATGAAGTTTTACACCAGTGTTGAACAATCTGGAAATAACATTTATGTAAGAGGATATCAGGACGGTAGAGCATTTGAGGACAAAGTAAAATATAATCCTACTCTATATCTCCCATCACTGAAACCCACTGATTGGAAAACACTGGATGGTAAATGTGTCCGTGAAGTTAAGCAAGGCACCATCAAAGATGCCAAACAGTTCATTGAAGATCATAAAGAGATACCTGACTTTGAGATCTGTGGTCAAACACGTTTCTTAAATCAGTATATCTTTGAAGAATATCCTGACGAGGAGATGAAATTTGATGTCAATCAGATTCGAGTCTTTACTCTTGATATTGAGACTGGTGCAGAGAATGGGTTTCCAAATATTGAAGCTGCTGACCAGCAAATATTGTTGATCAGTATTAAAGATTCTCACACCGGTAAGATTTCTGTATTCGGTACTCGTCCGTTTCATAATACCCAGAAGGATGTGCAATACATGCACTTCCAGACGGAAGAAGGTATGTTAAAAGCATTCCTTCACTGGTGGTCTTCAAACTATCCAGATATTATTACTGGATGGAACGTACAACTGTTCGATATGCCGTATATTATCAGGCGTATTGAACGTTTGCTTGGAGACAAAGCAGCAAGACTTATGTCTCCCTGGAAGAACATATACTGCAGAGAAGTTTGGATTAAAGGTCGTAAGAATATTGCTTATGATATCACTGGGATATCTACATTAGATTATCTTGAGTTGTATCGTAAGTTTACTTACACTAACCAAGAATCATATCGTCTGGACCACATCGCATTTGTAGAACTGGGGCAGAAGAAACTGGATCACAGTGAGTATGATACTTTTAAAGAGTTCTACGATAATGACTGGCAAAAGTTTGTAGAGTACAACATCATTGACGTTCGTCTGGTTGACAAGTTAGATGACAAGATGAAACTACTTGAACTTGCTGTGGTTATGGCATATGATGCCAAGGTAAACTTTGAAGATGTATACTCACAGGTTCGTATGTGGGATAACATCATCTATGTTTATCTTGCTCGTAGAAACGTTGCTATTCCACCTAAACGTCAAAGTACAAAGGATAATAAGTATGCTGGTGCGTATGTTAAGGAACCTATTCCGGGGATCTATGACTGGGTTGTGTCCTTTGACCTCAACTCCCTATACCCTCACCTTATCATGCAGTACAATCTCTCACCAGAGACGCTATTGCCTACTAAACACCCGTCAGCGAACGTTGAGAGACTGCTGAACAAGGAGATTGACCTGTCTGACCTAAAGGGGCAGACCGTGTGCCCTAAT